CATAGAATCAAAGGTCATAGTTGACATTTCGTCAGTTGTTTGTTTGCGCAGATTTAAAGAGCTCTAGCACATCTCTCTACGTGTGGTACTACCATTCTCATTGCAATCAAGTCCATGGCATCCCCATTATATAATGTAAATATACGAAATTAATTTGAAAGTACCAAATTATTGTTTAGAAAATTGTAAAGTATTTGGAAGATATTTATATAAATTACGCATATCCACACATCCTAATTTTATTGATTTTAAATTTGATTGGGATATTTCATCATTACTGCCAACTAATCTCCATACTATACTTGCTGCAGTAAAAAATGGATTTACTAAATATGATACATATTGATTTCTACTTATTTCAAAAATAGGTGCTGCGTTATCATTTGATTTTTGTATAAAATACCTGTCAATATATCCTCTTTGATAATCGTTATCATCTGGAGTTGGTACAAATGTTTCAATTTCTTTTACTTTAAACAAATGCCCATTTGTTATTATACTACTATATCTATCTCTATCAATTGCCATATTACTTTGTTTTCTTTGGTGCTGCTATCTTAACTACTAAGTTTGTAATGCTCTAAATGCTCCTGTTATAGTAGTTGTCCATAGCATATCAGTTAAACTATGTTCTATTTGTTGAACTTGAAATATTCCGTTTTCCGCATATTTTGCTGGAATACCATTTATTTTAAATGTATCTCCAAATCTAACTCCACTTATTCCCAATGTTTTAAATGTATAGTGTATTGGTAATGGGTGTGATAATCCACCTTTTTTTGAAAAGGAATCATTTTTTATTCTATCTAAAAATGAAGTATCATCAAAAGTATAAATACGAAATCTTTCACTAAATGTATTATCATCATTAAGTCCATCACTAGATGTCATATTTTCAGGAATACGAGAGCCTAATTCAGGGTTTGGTACTATTTCTATTTTTGCCAAATTACTACTAATTTGTGATTTTTTAGCAGCCACAGTATCTTGAAAAGCTTTTTCACTATCTATTTTGGCTTGCTCAATATCTTTATCCAATTGTACCCCAGCATCCCACAATATTTTATAATCGGCTTTTAATTGGTCTTTAATTGGGCCGGCTGGTGTATTTTGTATATCTGCATTAAGTTTTGCTAAATTTGTATCTATATTTTTCCTACTATCTTTAGCTAATCTTAATTTTTGTTTTGCGGCATCTTGTGGTGAAAGTGGTTTAGCGGCTAATGCAGCTAATTGAGCTGCAGCTGCTGCATCTGCTATTTGTTTTGCAGTTAGTGGTTTGGCTAATAACTTTGGGTCTTTTGAAAATAAATCTGCTTCCGATGTAAAAAATCCACCTGTACTAAGATACGGCATACTTGGTTGAGTTGCTCTTCCTAATCTCTGCGAAACTATTTGATTAGCCATTTCCGATGGAATTGATAAATCTAATGTTGATTCTAAAAAAGGAGAACTAATTCCACTATGGTCAAAATATTCAGGGGTTTTTTCTGGATTTCGGCCAACCCAATTTTCATCAACTACAGTTATTATAATATCACCTTTTGTTATTCCAAGAGCTTTATTATCAGCCTCCGCTTGAGTTTCAACCAATTGAAAATTCCAAAAATTATTTACTGCCGAAGACATTTCATTTAATATATCTAATAATACTTCTCTTATTGTTTTATTTGGCTGATTTAACTTTTCTACAAACATATCAAAGTTTACATAAAGATTTCTTAAATATCCCCAAAAATATGGTGCCTCTTTTATTTTTTTATTAGGTGTGTTTATATCCAATGGTGTTGATTGTACAAAACTTCTTTTATTAATAGAATTATTTATTGGTAGTGCATCCGAAAGTCCAGCAACTGCCAATACACCTTTTGCTTTTTGTGTTATTTCACCTCTATTCCAAAAATATTGTCTAAAATCAGGAAGTTCTCCAGGTATAATTAATGCAGATGATTTAGTTGAAAACATATATCTAAATGCTCCAATTTCTGCTGTTTTTATATTAATATGAGCTTTTACACTTTTGTCACCAAATTTATATTCATCTAAACCACCATTTCTATTTAAAATTTCAACGGCTAAATCCATTGTAATATAGTTGTGAGGTGACCAAAGTTTTTCTTTTGGAATATCCTGCCCTGCAACGTCTACAGTAGGTCCATCTCCTTTTTCGCCAAATAATGGTCTATCAAATGACCAAAACCCACCATTTGAATCAGTTACCATAGCATCTGTTACAGCTTTATCCATATTTATAAAATCATATGCACTGGTGGAGGTTGCATAACTAACTACATGCTGTATTTGTCTATGCGATGGTAATTGATTATACATATTGTTCCAAGGTCTTGCATTTGTATCTTTATTAGTTTTATCCAGAAGTTCGGGTTCATATGGTGGAACTTTTTCAGCTTTTCCATAATTATTTATTATACCACCAGGCTTATCCTTTAATTGTATATGTTGTTGAGATTGTAAATATGTTGGTAGTCCTGGCGCTCCTCTTAATTTAACAGTTACATTAAATTGCTCAGCTTCATTAGTAACATTACCTCCAACTATAAATCCAAAAAATGTATCATATTCTCCACCCGAATCCACTCTTAACTTATTGAGTGTATCATAATTCAAATTTCTCTCTGTTGCTTGTTTTACTATATTTGCAGGTCCTGCGGCATCCATCATATGCATACCACCCTTATCACTATTCCATCCCCATTCTACACAAATTGTATATCCGGGTTCTAAAAAATATTTTTGAATTGCTTCCATTTGTTCTAATGAAAAACATTTAATTCCTAAAGTTGCTTCTTTTGATATTTGGTCCTTTCCTTCTTTTACTTCAAATGATATTATTCCTGGTGATGGACGTAATCCTCTATCATTTCCACCAGCAACAGGAGCTCCAAACCAATTATACCCAATAGTACCAACAGACGTTGGAGAACCATATACAGATGCTCCCTGACCAGCTGCTTTAAATAACTCAAAATTATTAGTTGAAGTTAGTATCAATCCACTACCGGCTCCAGCAAATACTCGCATCCAAACATTAAGTTTTGATGATTGAATAGTATCAGCTCTACTTCTAATTTTGTTTGCAATCGTTGAATTTATATTTGATAGGTGTGGCCACATTAGTTTGTAAAATTTCTTAGTATTTCTAAATAGTTTTGGGGTATTCTTAATATAGTACCTTCGGTAAATGAAAATACTGCATTATGTATATTATTAGCAGAGGCTATAATCCACCAATAAGATGAATCATTATAAAATTGATATGATAATGTATCCAATCTGTCACCAGTTTCAGTTGCTACATATACATCATCATCTCTCAATGGTATATTTGGATATATAGTTGGTCTATATACAGTTCTACCATCAATTGTTTTTTTAATTTCATTATTATCGTATCTACTTATCATAGTTTATTATTATTTTATACCAGTAAATGCTTTAAATTCGTTTGCAGTCAATGTAGCATTGTTACTTTTTATAACAGGTGCTGAATATAATGGATGATTTTGGAAAGCTTTGTTCCATTGTGCTCTTACATTGTTAATCGCCGCATTCTCCGTATTTGATGGTGATGAAACAAACGCTGGTGTACTTGTTCCTTGGCCCCAATATAATTCCGTAACATATCTAGCATGCCCACCGGCATCTTCAGTTCTGCTTATTTTGAAGACTGCATTAGAATCTTCGGATGATCTGTAAGAAAACTCGGGTGTACTGAACGTATTAAATGTACCTGCAGGTGGGTGGTATGTACCACTATCATCAATTACGGATGCTCTAGCCGGCGTACTTGTATCAACTGTACGAGCTGGACTTGGGGGTTGTGCTTGCATTTGCATTCCTGTATTCAATTTATCATCTATTTTTAGTTGTAATAGTTTATCTGCAGACCCTTTAGCTTTGTCTCTTATTTGGCTTATTGTTTCATTTGGTATAATAGCCCCATCCGGACGTTTTCCTTTTTTTACAACAGGAGGTGCTGCGGCCGGTGTTGGTGTTTTATTTGGAGTTTTTATCGTAGGTACTGTTGGAACAGGTGGTGCAGCCCCCGTCCCTCCACCAGTTCCAGTTACAGGATTACCCGGAGTACCTAATGCCGGTGGTGCCTTTGTATCATCCTCCTTACCAAATCCATAAAGTTTAACTCCGTTTGTATTTGATTTATTTTCAACAAATTTCAATGTAACACCAACATCAATAATAGTAGGTAATTTCAAATCTGCATATGCTTTTGCATCACTAACTAATCCAACTTCCCACATATTATTATCATCTATTGTATAAATTAAAGAATCAATAAAACATTCCTTATTTCTATACATATTTCCTAATGTAAATTTCAAAAATGGTGGTACAGTGTAAACACCAAAACCTCCATATGTTGGATATACCAATGATGCTAAAAAGTTTAATCTTTCCCAAGCTGCCAAATGCTCTCCTATTGATAATGAATATACTTTAAAATTAAATTGTACACTTCTTTCAATTCCACTATATGTGTAAAAATTAAATGGATTTCCTACAAATTTATTTGAATCCCAAGTTGGTGCAAATGTTTCAGTCAATCCAGTGATTGTTGCTCTGAATTGTGTGGTGGTATTTTTTGTTATAGAATGAAATTTTAATGCAACAAAATCATATCCATCCAATGTCTCTCCATTATATCCTTTACCAACACCTTTTTCATCAGGTTTGAATGTAATAAATTCATTTAATACATCTCCATACAATCCAATGTATCGTTTACCTGCATCATTAACAAAATTATTAGTAAGTCCTAGTTTATTTTCTAAAGAATATTTGTCAAACTTTGGTTTATTATATTTTGTGTATTTGTTTAACCTTTTTGATATTATATAATCCTTTTCTACAAATGTATAAGGGTAAATGCTCGCAAATTTTGTTGATAAATCGTTTCTTTTATATATATCACCTTCATCAAGACCAGGTCTTATTGTTTCAGAATATTTTTCTCCAGGTTTACTATTTGATTGTTGTGGATTGGAATCAAATAAATAATTCCCATCTAAAGGTAGTTTGTGGCCACGCCAATTCCAGCTGCCATAAATAGGATATGATACTCCACTTTGCGCTAAATTCTTTTGTCCACCCTGTCCGCTACCAAATAATATACCTTTTAATAAATCCTTACCAGCTTGCGCAGTTGCTCCAGCAATATTATTTCCTAATTGATTAACAGTACCACCACTGCCAAACCCCTTTGATATAAGTTTTCCAAAAGCTGTACCACCACCCTTTTTTTGGATTTCGGCAAGCTTTGTCATTGTTTCAGATACATTAACGGAATCACTATTGAATCCAGACTTATTTAAATATATTTTAGTTGGTATTATATTTTGAGGAACACCTAATACGGATTTAACATTTGATATTGTATTTCTAACAGAATTTACCAAACCACCCAATAATCCACCACCTGCACCAGTTGGATTATTACTACCTTTCATTTGCTCCACATCATCACTTTGTTGTATTGTGAATCTTGCTATTTTAGTACCATATATAATTGGTGAGGATAATTTGCTTATTACTCTTAATCCAGTTGTTTCTTGTTCAACTAAAGTTTCAGTACCAGTTGTTGATATTTTTCTTCTTAATGCCGTTGCTGCTTTAAAAGGCAATCCCAATAAACCAACAGCTGATGTTAATTCATTCTCTTTACTATTACGGACAGCATATTGTTCTTCTGCAGTCTTACCACTACTTAATTTTTTACTTCTAAATAATTCTTCTATTGTTGGCATGTTATATTATTATCCTTGTCCTAATGCAAAGTTGTTTCTAGTACTTTTATTAACATTACTTGCTACATTTGCCGTAACCTTTGAACCATCCATATATACATCAGTAGATTTAGTAGCCATGTCTTTTCTCATTTGCCTCATTTCATTTACTAAAATATTAATTGCTGCCCCAGCAAAAGCTCCACCACCTCCAAATGGCTGTGTTGCAGTTTTACCTAATTTGGCGGCCTCATCCAATTTTGATGCTGCTCCAGGTGCTGCAACTAAATCATCATTTGGTGATAATGTAAACAATCCACCTTCTTTTGTTGATACTTGAGTTTTTCCATCTGCAGGAGATTTTATATCACCAACACTTTTTGCTCTTGATACTTGAGATATCATTGCAGCTACAATTGCACCTGCGCCAATAAATCCTAATCCAAATGGAATTTTTGCAAGCGAAGTATAAATACCCCCAATTGCACTTGCTACCGAACCAGCTGCTCCTTTCAGTGCATTTATAGCGACTGTTCTAAAATGTATAGCTAAAAGTGCTACCAATGGAACTAAAATATACATATTACTCAACATTTCATTAATAAGACTTGCTACATATGATATTGGTTTCATAACAACTTCCAATACTTTTGCCAATACGGAAAATAATGGCGTTAATGCACCACCTACTGTTGCAACTATACCTTTAAAAGTGTTTTCCATATCAGTTAGTTGTCCAGTTATTTTTTGCCCAGCAATAAATTCATCAGTCTTTTGCTTCAATTGTTCATCATTTACATTTGTCAAATCCAATCCTGCTTTAACAGCTTCTTCTGCATTTTTCTTATCTTCACCACTTAAATGCGCAAGCTTTTCTTTCATTGTCAACTGCTTATTGATATCTTCAATACTCATACCAGCTGCCTTTGCTAATGCTTTTTGTGCAAATATGTCTTGGTTTTTAAATCCAATTCCCTGATTTAATTGATGTAGGATTTCTTCTTGTGCTTCTACCGTCTTACCAGCATATGCCAATCCTCTAGCCGTAGATAAATTGAATTGACCACCAACAAATGTTGCTGCTAATAATTCATCTTCAATACCACTTTCAAAATCTAATAAAGCTTCTGCTGTTTTTGCAACTTTAGTTAATGTTGTACCTAACTGATGTGCTTGTATTACTTGATTTTTAAGTGCAGTAACATCTCCTTTAAAAAATGTAGAAGTTGCTTCTGCGTTTTCAGCAATATCTTCTAATACTTCTTTTGGTGATACTTTACCTTGCTGAGCTAATGATGCTATTTGTTGTTGTAAACTTGCTGCAGTTTCTCCACTATATCCCGCTACTTGTTCAAATACACCCTGTACTTTAGCTGCCGTTTCTGCCGTTACTCCAGTTCTAGATTGTATTCCACCTAATGCTGCTAATGTTGCAGTTGAAAAGTGAGTCATATCACCAAACACGTTTGCCAAATCATTAGCTACATCAAATACGTGTTTTAACTCTACACCAGCTCCTCTATATGCAACTTCAATTTCATGTGCTTGGTGTGCAAGATGTGCTGTTTGTTTAGCAGTCATTCCCGTAGCCTTACTATAATCTTCCGTTGCTTTATCCAATTCCTTAAACGATTCTAAACCTGCTGCTAAAGCTGCTGCCACTAATACAATTGCCACTAATGGACCGGATGTCATTGCCTTTCCTAACTTTTTAGTAAAATCAATTGCACTTTTTAGTGATTCAGGTGCTTCTTCATATAATTCCTTTTGTGCTTCTTTTAGTTCCGTTAATCTTTCTTCTTTATGAAATAATGTTTCTTCTATATGAAGATTATCAAGTGCTGCTTTATATTGTGCTTCTGTATAATGTAATCTATCTTCTTCTAATTCTTTTCTTTTTAACGCAAATTTATTTTGAAAAATAGCTTCTCCCTTTGCCTTAGCTGCAGCTTCTGCCTGTTCTTTTGTTGCATCCGATATTTCAGTTAATTTTGCTACTCTTTCCACAGATGCCTCCAATTCCTCTCCAGATAAATCTTTTTGTCTGATTTGTTCTTTTATAATTTCAACATTAAGAGAAGAATATGCTCTAGCTCCGACAGATGTTCCTGTTAAATTATCTTTTACTTCTTTACTATATCGTGCAAAACTTTTGGCAAAATTTAAAGTTTGCTTATCAAGATCAATTATTTTATTTTTTTCATTTTTTAAAAATCCAAGCGTACGTCTTTCTTCACTATAAGATTTTCTTTTAGCTTGTATAATATTATCTATCTGCTTCTTTTCTTCTTTACTTGCTGTTTTTTTCTTTTGTTGTTCTTGCGCAATCTCATCCTCCAAATCCTTTATTATTTGCAATTGCTTAATAATTTCAGGAAAATTTTTATATTTTAGTTCGTCAGGTGTACTTTTGGATGATGCCATTTTTTATATAAATCTAATTGTATTTTAATAAAGTCCGTATTTTTTTAATATGGCTAAAGTTGATGCAGGTAATGTTTTTTTCATTCTGTCACCAGCTTTATCATTGATATCACCAATATCTTTATCTAATTTTTTTAAAACTGGGTCATTATCTATAACTTTTCTTATTTCAGCTGGCGTTTGTTTTTTACCAAAAAAGCTAAAAAATTCAGTTAAATTACGTTTTGATATTTTGTATTTCTTTGCCATATATCTTTGTTTTATTTAAGTTATTATCTATAAATATCTTATAAACAAAAAAGTTAGGATTTAGGGGAAATTACCTCTTAATCCTAACTTTAGATGCTTTATTTGCTGTTTCTACTTGTTCATTCTCTTTTTTCTTAGCTTCTACCAACTTATTGTAGTAGAAATTTCTAAGATGGGTTGGCATTTTATACAAATCCATTATCGTAAACCCATTTCCATAATTCACCATCTCAAATATTTGAGTGTGAATGTTTATACTATGATTTTTCGGAAGGCCAAAAAAACCCAACTCCCATCGTAATGGGAACTACCTCGGTTTCTCCATCTTCATGGATATGGGTGAATACCATATCAACATCAGGAGATATGGATTTTATGTAATTTCTTAAAGCCTTACTATCTTTTGCTAACATACCATTAACAAATCTAGATATTGCTGATATATCATTATTACCATCTACACTTTTAATCATGTGACGTAATCTAGTAGTAATTTCAAAAGATGAATCTTTGTTTAATTTTTCTAAAGCATCTATATCTTTTTGAATTGCTAACTCATCACCATGTGTAAGTAATTTGAATGTTATTTTCTTACCATTTGAAGGTAATGTAAATTCAAATTCATTTTTGTTGTTAAAAATAGATGTATCTACTTCTTTTGTTTGTACTTTTGATAAATCAACAACAGCATCAATTTGTTCACCTGTTTTAGATGAGTAAAAACTAATTGGGTAATCTGCACCATATCCTAACAATCTAGTTGCTAAAACTATAGCGTTTTTGTCACCAATTATAATATCATTTGGGTTTATATTATCAACAATAATAGATTCAAATAGTTTATCTAATACTATTCCTTTTCTAATTAAATTTGTTGATGCAAGTATATCTTCCTCTTTTGCGGTCATATACTTTATAGTAATTTGTCCAGATGAAAGAGGACTCTCTTTTGGATAAATCTTTCCTCCTGATGGTAAATCCAATACCTCCGTTGGAAAATCGTATGTTTTTTCTGTCATAACTTTACTTTGTTTTAAGTTTGTATATATAAATACATACTTTTTAAAAAATTAGAAAGCATAAAAAAGGGGATTCTTTTGAAATCCCCTTATTTTTGTTATTTTTAGATTAGTATTCAAGAATAGCGTAATCATAAGATAATGTTAATTCAATTGTTGCAGGTTCGTTAGAATCAAATGATACATCACCAAAGTTTGCTTGCTGAATGAAAGCGCCTTTGATTTTCCATTGTTCTATTTTATCGCCAACTGGTCCCAACATATAGAAATCCAAATCTTTCTTATAAAAATCTGCGTATCCACGTCTACCAGTGATTGATTCATGTCCCAATCTAACCCACTCCATTACTGATTGTGCAGCTGATGGTACAATTGGGTCATAAAGAGTAATTGTGATATCTTGCCACTCACCTTTACCTTGCAACTTTCTTTTGATGTTGATATGGTCTAAAGTGATTGTTTCAAATTGGATTGAAGGTCTTGATGCTGCCTTAACCATATACCCCGGTACACCATCCCATTCTAAGATGTAGCGGTTTTTCATTTTTGGTTCGAAGTTCGTATAGAACATCTTATTAAACTCTAATATTTCTGCCATTTTATTCCTTTTATTTTATATTAATAAATATCTACTTTTTGTTTTTCTATATTATGCTGAGAAACTTGCTCCAGTTGGTAAGATGTTGAAATCTATTACGATAAATTCCGCTGTCTTTGCCGGTTGTAAGAAAATCTGTCCAGCTAATATGTTTCTATCAATTACATCAGGTGTGTTATTACTTTCATCCATTACAACTCTAAAAGAATAAAGTCCTTGTCTTTGTTGTACAGCTTCTAAATAAGGATTAACCGTATTTAAGAATCTTGCTCTAGTTGAAGATGTATTTTGTTCAAACACTAAATAACGAGATGTAGATGCTACAAACTTCTTAAGAACGATAAGTAATCTTCTAACATTGATTCTATCTAAAGCGGATGCCTTATCTTGCAATGTCTTCTGTCCGAATGCTACAATACCTTGTCCAGGGAATGCTGCGATTGGGTTTACTTTGTTCTCATATAGAGTATCTCTTTCAGAATGTGTTAATCTATTTAAAACACTAACTGCTCCTACAATACCACCTCTATTCAAACCAGCAGGTGCGAACCATTCTGCTGCTAATCTATCGTTAGCTGCGAAAACAGCGGGCATTAATACTGATGGTGGAACACTCATCAATTTGTTTGTGTTTGTATCTATTGTTTTAACCCAAGGATAATAAGTTGCTACATAGTTAGAATCAACTGCGTTTGCTTGTTCAGTTGCTTCAGTTATTGTATCATCAAAATTGTTGAAGTCAGCGATATAGAATGCATCTTGTCTACTTTCAACCATATCAATTGCTTTAGTTACAACCGATGGATGTAAACTTCTTATAATACCAGGTGTTACTACCATATTGATATCCCACTCATCGGGGTTAGATACTGCGTTAATTGCTTTATAGTATGCCAACGTACCAGTTGATGTTCCAGATGCGCAATTAAATCCTTGCTGATTTGAATTACCCCATTCAGTATCACCAGCCTTAGCCTTTACTACAGTTGGGTTCATACCATCAAAACCTTCTTGGAATCCTAATATGAATTGTCTCTTAACCATATCTTCTGATTTAGAACCAGTCATTACAAAAGTTAATTGAGAATCAAATGCGAATGCTACGTTAGAACCAGTTTGAGCTCCTTCAGGAATTGCTTTTAAATATTGTGAGTTATCCGTCTTAACACCAGTTGTTTCAAAATCAAATCCACTAAAGTATATTGGAGATGATGATGTGTTACCAATTGAGTTAGTTTGATATACTACTGCAGGTACTAAAAGTGATTCTGCAGGTGTTGTTGCTAAAATTGGATTTGTATATGCCCCATGTCCGAATGGTGCTGCTGATATTGGGAATGAACCCGGTGCCGATACAACTACTCTTACATATTTTGATCTGTTTGAGTAATCGCCATTTTCAGTTATTTTACCATCAGAATCAATTGTATTCCATCTATCACCAATTCTTCTAGCTATATAGTTAGGAGATGCTGCATCTAAGTTTACATTATTAAATGTTTCTACTACAGTCTTTCTCTTATCAGTATCACTATATGAACGAATTGTTACAGTAAAAGTTGAATAATCAGTTCCACCATCTTCACCAGCTGCCTTTACGTTAGAAATACCTACTTTATATTTTGTATTATATGTATCACCATGTCCTAAAGTTACAAAGTTAAATAAATCATATCTAACTCCACTTATATTTTGAGAAACAACCATTGGAGTTTGTGCTTCGGTTGTATCGTATGCGAAATCTTGCGTTGGTAATACAACTCTAGTTATTACAGTATTACTTGCCAATGAACCACTATATGATTTTGCTATATTTTCAAAATATGAATATGCGTATGCTGCTTTTGCTCCAAATGGAGATTCACCAAATACATCTGCTAAATCGTTAGTATCTGATGGTAAAATTGATGCCGATACGTTTACTCCAGCAGTCAATGAGTTGATTACAAATGAACCATCTAAAGAATCATCACTAACTACAGAAGCTCCAGTAAAACCAACTGCTTCATCTCCAGCTTTAGTTGAGTGTAATACACCAATTAATTTAGTACCTAATCCAGCAGAGCCACTTGCAAATATTGCTAAAGGTGCGGTTTGTTGGTATCCACCAACTCCACCAACTCTTACAACAGTTACTTGTCCTGCTTCTCTTAAATAGTTTTGTACCGCGTACTCACTATAATAAGTTCCATCGGGAGTACCAAAGGTATCCTCAAACTCTGATTGAGTTCTTATAATTGTTGGAATGAATGCAGGTCCTTGCTTAAAAGGTCCTATAATTGCTGCTCCAATTTCTCCTACTCCTTGTGCTAAGAAGGATAAATCATTTTCTCTTGTGAAAACGCCGGGTGATACGATTCTTTCTGACATTTTGTTTCTTCTATTTGTATTTTAATTGTGTATTAGTAATTACTTACATTAATACTCATATAAATATAAAGAAAATGTCCAAAACACAAATTTATTATTAAATCTGCACTTTGGACATTTATAATTTAGTTTAAATTATTTATACTATGGCATTTCTGCTGTTGGTAATGCTGCTCCATCAGGAGTAACACCACTTCCAGAAGTTGGTGACCAAGGTAAATCAGTTTCGTTTACATCAATTCTAGACCATTTTTTCTTGTCAATCTCTTTTTGTATTTGCTGCATTATATGTGGCATGTAGTTATAAGATGATGAACCACTTACTAAATTTTTAACCCAACCCAAAACCATTGTTTCGGTAAGTTCACTATAAGGTACAAAGCTTCCTGTATTAATTGCATTTAAATCAAATGGAGTTGCTCCGGTAAATTCTCCAGAAAATCCATCTTCATCTGTTGCTGTTAATTTCCATTGTGTACCCACAACCGCATCTTCTACATTAGCGCTTTGTTGCTTTCTTAATGCTGTTAATTTCCAATCAAATGTATATCCCATAATAAATTTATTTTATTTCTTATAAATATGTTAATTTTGTTTTTTTAAATAATTACGCATTTAACGTATCTACTTCAATTCTTAATTGAGCTACTTTATCTCTAAGTTCTTCCAAATCAGTTACTTCAGTTCTCAATTCTGCTACTTTAATTTTAAGTTCATCAAGTTCATCTTTCAATTCTCTAATACCCTCAATTAAAAGAGGAGTTATTTTTTCATATTGAATAGTCAAATAATTTTCTCCAGATTTTGAAGTTATAATTGAGTGGTCATCAGGATCAGGAAAATGAGTATCAAATCCAGCTATTGAAACAATTTCAGGTAAAACTTTCTGAACTTGCTGAGCCGATAAACCTACTTGAAGTTTATAACTATCATCATAACCAGCTGCTGTAAATGCTAATTCATTACTTTTATAATAGAAACCATCTATTTGTGAAATTTTTTCTAATGCATTTGGTATTCTTCCCAAAATATTTTTTAATCTTTCATCTGAATAGTATTGATATATACCACCTCTAATATAATGATTACCACCCATATCCATTTGAGAAAACCATGCTTGTGCAGACCAGCCACCCATACGGAAAACAGTATCACCATCCAATCCCATATTTATCGCATAATGCGAACTTTTATGGAAAGACATAAATGCTGCATTATTACCATATGAGAAGCATTGTAATGGTGGTGAGTTTGTATAGTGATTATAATATCCTCTAGTTGAGTTAAACATAAACTGTCCACCATCTTCGGAGAATCCACCATTTGTATTACTTAAATAAGATATTCTAGAATCAGTATTGAAATAAAATCCAGTATTATCACTATCATAGAATAAAGGAGAACGTGCTGATTGGTTGAAATATGAATATCCTCTATACACATTAAATGCCCCACCATCCCAATACCAAATCCAACTATATCGGTTATCATGCAATCCAAAGTTATCACCTGTTGTAGTCATCAAACAGTGTGTACTATCTATTGCATATCCATACCATCCATTTCTACCACCACCATAAGTTGCTACGTTACCATATGGAGAACCAGAGTTGTCAGGAGCCCATATACCTCTACCATACGATTGCCAATATACACCAACTGCACCTTGAGGTCTAAACCATCCATTTGCATATACTTGGTTAAATTGACAATCACCATTAGGGTCAACATAATATCCAGTATTATCTCTATCGTAAATAAAGTTTGTTCTTATCTCATAAAGATATGTTCTATTTCCAGAATAGTGGTTAATGTATGCATCATATCCGTTTTGACAATCTAAGTGTAAGTTACCATTTGTAGTTACAACAGATGCCCAGCTATTAGGTCTACCATTTCCACCAACCCAAAGATATTGTCCCCAAGATGGATTAGGTCCGTGTAATGCACCACCTCTAATTCTTAAAGCAGAATCCGATGTTGAGTTAGGGTCTAAATAATATCCAGTATCATTGTTATCATAGAATATTGGTGCTCTATATGAACCACTTGCATAACCAGTAGATACATCATAATGGTCATAACCATAAAAATAGTTATGTCCAAAATATCTCATTGGTAAGTTAGAGTAGTAGTTGAAATAGATTGAATGTCCGTTGAAAGAATCTAAGTGAGTATTACCACCTAAATACAATCTACCATGTCCGTTTCTAGCACGAATCCAATCATTTACATACAAACTAAGAATTTGCGTATCGCCATTTGGATTCATATAATATGCACTATCATTTGAATCGTAGAACGTACCTGCCCATAGAGTACCACCAGCAGATGCATTATTATCATACATAGCAATTTTAAACCAACCACCAGGGTATGGCCAGCTATGTCTCCACCATAATGAATCGGTAACACCACCTGTCAATTGCCATCCATATCCATATCCAGAATATGAATAGTGATATACTTGTGCAGTTAAATAGTGAGAAGTATCTCCAGGCGATTGCCCAATACCACCCCAACTATCACCCCATCCAGAACCCCAGTTCATCATATCATTGAATGAAGTCGTACCCCATCCTCTTGCACCTGTCCAGTGATTAGTATCTCCTGTATAATCACTTCTTCTATAATTCTCTTTTGCCGCTAATCCAATTCTATTTTTACCATATAATGTTAAACCATTCCAGTTTGAATCTGACGTTGGGTCCATATAATATCCAGTATTATCAGAATCATAGTACACATTTGCGTATAAACTTCCACCAACATTATATCCATACATTGGAACTCTATATCCGTTCAAATACATCTCATACACATTAAAGTAGAAGTTACCTCTATCAGTATAAATGTGAGCGTGTCCAGAGTTAGCCGGTCCAAATTGAATCCAACCATATGGAGTGTTATGACGATAACCCCAATCACCACCTGCTAAATAATATGAACCATTACCATAATCCATTGATGATAAACGAGAACGTCCATTAGGGTCTACAAAATATCCTGTATTTTGTGCATCATACATTATATTAGCTTGGAAGTTTTGTGCCCAAGCAGTACTTCCATTATCCCATCTTAAGTTCCAACCAACAATAGAGTTACCTCCACCATATCCTAATCTCCAGTCATTTGTAGATACGTTACTCATCATACCCCAATAGGTAGATGCGTTATTCATCATATATGAACCATTGTTATTATATGCATTATGTTGAATAGAGTTTCCGTTTGCAACAACTAAATAAACAAGGTTTGTTGTACCATCAGGATTTACATAATATCCCGTATTATTTTGGTCATAAAAAATAGGTGCTCTCATATCACCATATGATATTGCCACACCATTTGTTGCGTTTATATCAAACCATAAATTTGCACCACCAGTACTATTATTTCTTTGAGTATTAGTTTCACCATAAAAACGGAAGTGTCCATGTGCACTGTTAGTTCCAAATGCTATACCATCATAGTACCACATCTTATGGTAGTTATCACCACTTGCTCTTACCAATATAGAACCATCATTTAATACCAAACCAATATCACCACTTCTACTATTAGATTGTCCAGACCAAAGTTGTCCAGCTACTCTTACAGATACACCAGTTGTATTCGGGTCAATATAGTATGTTGTATTATCCGAATCATAGAATATAGGTGCTCTCTTATCACCATCAGAATACGATGTTCCAGATGTATGCAATCCATATTGAGGATTGGTAATATTGTTTATACCAATGTATCCATTTTCACGCATTAATAAACCAGACCTACCAACTTGTCTAGCATGCAAGTTTATAAATGCCCATCCATAGAAAGTTTCACCATCGTTTGAACCATTAATGGTTTGTAATTGATTACCAATTGCATGGTTCAAATCTGCATCACCTGCTAAATAGATTGTATTTCTATTCATTATTAGGCGATTATTCAAAGCAAGACCATACAAATTAGATGTAGAGTTAGGGTCTACATAATATACCGTATTATCCAAATCATAGAAAATAGGTGCTCTAACTGAACCAACCGTTTCCGTATGGTTGTTGATAACTCTCATTACATCACCATAAACATTATTCCATAGGTACATATTGTTACCACTAGCGTACCATAAATGGTATCTACTATTGTTACGGAATCCTACTGCCGGGTAGTCTGAATGATATATTGATACTCCTCTAGTACCGGCCATATATCCAGTTGTATCAGTCATACCAACTGCCATATATCCATCGGTAGTTAGGGTTGTCAAACGAGATGTACCATTACCATCTATTCTAAATGCTGTATTGTCCAAATCATAAAGTATTGGAGTTTGCATAGAATTGTGTGCAATCACCCAACCATCTACTCTTAAGTTTAAATCACCAGTATCAGAACTCATACGGAATTCTCCAGCAGCACCATACATACCAATTCCAAAATAACCCCAATCGTTATATCCAAATCTTAATTTTCCACCATATGAACTACCATTATAATAAGGTATTATTATTTGTTGTTGAACATCCTGATAAGATGCCTCTCTTACTGCAGGTAAATAGAAATATGTTTTACTACCATTTACACTACCATAACAGGTACCAAATCTTAAATGTACTCTTCTTGTGTTTGAGTGCATTACACCATCTCCGGTTGTGTTAGTAATATCAACTAATGTTGATGTTGATGATGCATATCTGTCAACACCATTTGAATTTGCTTGTCCAGATGGAGTTCTCCAATTTTTTAATTTATGCGTAAGTTTAATCCAAGTTCCGCCTGTATTTATGCCACTTGTATGGAAATAAGGATTTGATGTTAGTGTTGTTCCATTAACATCTTGTTCATACCAACCTACATATAAGTTATCATTACCTGTACTTCTTACCCAAACACTAAATTCATAATCCTTTTCAGGGTTTACATCAATTAATTCAGTATTATACCAGTTATAACATCCAGCAGGATTACCAGTACCAGTTGATGCGTGCGCTTGAACAATTGAATTATCTATAAATGTTATTGCTTCTAATGTAGCGTTTACACCAACATCAGTACTTACAATGTTAAGAGTTGCACCACCTAAGTTTCTAGCTTGAAGTGAATTTACTCTAGAAAAACTATTTGGGTCTAAATAAAAATTCGTATCGTTTGAATCATAGTAAATTGGTGAATACATACCACCAGTTAATGAATCCGGAGTTACATAAACACCCTGATTATCTATTCTTAATGTTGTAAAATTAGAATTACCTTCTGTTCCTGTATTTAAATTAATTCTTTTGGATGTACCTCTATTTGATATATTAATTGCCCCAGCTCCATCTAAATTCATAGATAATCCATCCTGTGAATATGCTGCATATGAACCAAATGTTTGCGTTCTCCCACCTAAACCAAACCAAACTCTTTGTGTTCCCTGGTCGTTGTATAATCCTAATAATAGATATCCAGCTGCTGCCGTATTTTGCCATCTCATAAATGGTGCACCAGTACCATATGCCGTAAATATTCCGTTTGTTGTAAGTTCGTTTAAATTGGAATTGCCTGCAGGGTTTGAATAGTATGCTGAGTTATCACTATCATAATAAAGTGGTGCATATATACTATTTGAATATAATATACCTGCTCCATCTACTCTCCATACCCAACTACTACCATTATTAACAGCAAGTGCATAAGTAGCGCCAGATGCTACAGTTGTATAAATACCATAATCAAATCCAGTCTTATCAACAAATATACCCCAGTCATTTGCACTTCTATCAGAAACAGTTAATACTGCATCAGTTCCTCCAATTGAATATGGATTTGATGAACGATAGAAAATTACTGCTCCGTTATTTGTACCACCTGCTACTAAAGCATTTAAGTTAGATGTACTAGCAGGATTTAAATAATAAGCTGAGTTATCATAATCATAAAAAGTTGATGCATATAATCCGTTTGCATCCCAATATCCTAATACAGTTCTATTATAACGATAAAAATATAATGCTCCTCCAGCTGCACCAGCTTCAGTTTTTCTACCACCAATACCAGCATATTCTCTTAAAGTTCCGCCACTATCTTTTAATTGGAAATGTAAATTAGAACCAACAGAAGTTGCTGAATTATTATGATTTGTTCTTGTTAAATGTAATACGCCGTATGTACCATCATCACTAAATGAAGTTCCACCTTTTCTCATATCAAATGCAACAGGTGTTGAGTTTGATGTATGTTCTAATATAGCTTCAGATGTATTACTGAAATTTATTGCGTTTGAAGCGTTTGTTATATTAAGTGTTCCAAATGTAGGAGAATCTGTTGTTCTAACATTTTGGTCCATTAAATAAACCTCAGTTGCTCCTATACCAGTATCAATAGTTCCACTAAGAACTACATTACCTGCTACATAAAGTCCATCTTCAGCATACCATCTATCAGCTGCTTCATCCCAATAAAATGCTTTTGTTGCAGATGAACCTCTTCTAACTTCTATACCAGCATTTTGAGTTGGTGCACCGGATGCAAAATCTGCGTTAAGTGTAATAATATTATCACCTATGTTAAGAGTTGTTGTATTAATATATGTTGTTGTACCACTTACAGTAAGGTCACCACTAATTGTAGCGTTACCAGTTACAGTTAATGTAGTACCATCAAAAGTTAAATTTGCTTCAACAGTTCCGTTAGGAGCTGTCCCATTTAATGTGATTACACCATTATTTGTTGTACCAGTTAATGCTAATAAACCAGATGTACCAGATGTACCACCACTACCAGATGTTCCTGATGTACCACTTGTACCAGAAGTTCCCGATGAACCACTTGTTCCGGATGTACCAGAAGTTCCTGAAGTTCCAGATGACCCACTTGTGCCAGATGTTCCAGATGTTCCACTACTTCCAGATGTTCCGCTTGTTCCAGAAGTTCCTGAAGAACCACCACTACCAGCAGTTCCCATTGTACCAGAAGTTCCTGATGTTCCTGATGTACCGCTTGAACCAGATGTTCCCGATGTTCCGGAAGTTCCTGATGTACCACTACTTCCAGACGTTCCAGAAGTTCCTGATGTACCGGCTGTACCACCACTACCAGCAGAACCACTTGTACCAGAAGTTCCTGATGTACCAGACGTTCCCGATGTTCCAGAAGTTCCCGATGAACCTCCACTACCAGCAGAACCGCTTGTACCAGAAGTTCCAGATGTTCCAGAAGTTCCAGATGTTCCACTACTTCCAGCTGAACCACTCACTCCAGAAGTTCCTGATGTTCCTGATGTTCCTGATGTTCCTGATGTTCCACTACTTCCAGCTGAACCACTCACTCCTGATGTTCCCGAAGTTCCAGATGTTCCTGATGTTCCACTACTTCCAGCTGAACCACTTACTCCTGATGTTCCAGAAGTTCCTGATGTACCACTTGTACCAGATGTTCCTGATGTACCAGAAGTTCCGCTAATTCCCGATGAACCTGCGCTACCCGTAGAACCTGTTGCTCCACTTGTTCCCGATGTTCCAGAAGTTCCCGATGTACCACTTGTACCAGAAGTTCCAGCTGAACCTGTACTACCAGAAGTTCCCGATGTACCAGACGTTCCCGAAGTTCCTGCAGTACCAGCAGTACCTCCACTTCCAGCCGTTGCCGTAGTTCCTGATGTACCAGAAGTTCCTGATGTTCCACTTGTACCGCTTGTACCACTACTTCCAGATGAACCACCACTTCCTGCAGTACCAGAACCTCCACCAGCTCCTGTTAAACCTGATGTACCAGAAGTTCCTGAAGTTCCAGACGTTCCCGATGTTCCGCTTGTACCAGATATTCCCGATGAACCACTTGAACCAGATATTCCCGATGTACCATTTGTACCACTAATTCCAGATGTTCCAGATGAACCAGTTATTCCCGATGTACCACTTGTGCCAGATGTACCGCTTGTTCCAGATGTTCCCGATGTACCATCAGTACCACTTCCTCCTGATGTTCCTGATGTTCCCGATGTTCCATCCTTACCACTACTTCCAGATATTCCGGAAGTTCCCGATGTTCCAGAAGTTCCCGATGTACCACTACTTCCAGATATTCCCGATGAACCAGAAGTTCCCGATGTACCACTTACTCCAGATGTTCCGCTTGTGCCAGATGTTCCGCTTGTGCCAGATGTTCCGCTTGTACCACTACTACCACTAGTCCCACTACTACCACTCGTTCCACTACTACCACTAGTCCCACTACTTCCCGATGAACCAGATGAACCAGAAGTTCCAGATGTTCCAGAAGTTCCTGATGTACCAGCCGTTCCCGATGTTCCACTACTACCAGAAGTTCCCGATGAACCACTACTACCAGAAGTTCCAGACGAACCTGTACTTCCAGAAGTTCCAGAAGTTCCTGATGTACCAGATGTTCCTGATGTACCAGATGTTCCTGATGATGCAGCTGCAAATTTAGTTCCTATTTTTCCAGTTGTTGCATTAATAACTAAAACTTCATTTGATGCATCTGCTGATAATCCTGCTATAAATAATGAACCAGTAATTCCTACACTACCAGTAAAT